TTTCTGCAACTAAGATATCTCTTTGTCTATCTTTTTCTTTCTCAGCAGCAGTTGAATCAATCTTCATTTGTTCAATCTCTTGTTGTTTTTGAAGTTGTTCTTGTTGCATTTGCTGTTGTTGCTGCATCTCCTGTTGTTTCATCTGCTGTTGTTTTTGTTCAGAATCTTTAAGAACAGTATTAAGAGATGCAATAGAGTCAGACTGTACAATTTTACCTAAGTCATATATAGAAGCTCCTGTTGTATTATTCTGAATAGCCATTTGTTTTAACTGCTCTAGAATAGCTCTATGATTTGCATTAGTACTAATAGCAATATTAAGATCTCTAAGTAAAAGATCTGTTCCATTGATTTCAAAGTTTACTTTTTCATCCGCAGATGTTACATATGTTAATCTTGCTGAAGGTTTTGTAGAATGATAATACTGAGCTAAGTCAGTTCTCATTTCATGAACTCTTGGCATTAAATAATCACAATGTTGTATAAAGTAAGTTTCTGTTTGTGCATATGATGCTTGCATTGCTTGCTCTACTCCAGTAGCAGTAGTCTGTGATAGCTGTTGCCCCATTCTTTGAGGATTTACCCCTATAACTTCATATGCCTGTTGCTTAAAGTAATTAGCAAGTTGAATCCTAGACATTAATCTATTAGTTTGTTCAAGGTCAAGTTTTTGGAAGTGAGAGAAGTTTAATGCATTCTCTGTATTTGTAATTGAAGTATCCAAAGGTAACATCTGGAAGTTCTTCATTGCAACATATGCTTTAGCTAAATTACCTTTACCCCAATCTTCTCCTAATGAATGTCTAGGTAATGAGTTTTGATCAAGCATGATTACAGTACCAAGCTCATCTACTAAGATATCTGCAATCTGGTTATTTACAATATTGTACCCAATCTGATATGGCTTCATTAAGTCAATAAGTGCAGTAGACTTAGTATTTCTATCTGAGAATACAGAACCTTCTACTGGAAGTTTACATCCGTATAGATTTGCTTCTCCTTTAAATTGAAATTTAACTGGTCCAATATGATTTCTATTTACTCCAATGTATATAGGAGAGAACCCACCTGGATTATTCATACCCCAGAATGATGGTACATTTGGTCCTATTTTAATTCCACCCCAAACCTCATTAATCCAAATCCAATCAATATGTTCTCCAAAGAGTAAATTATCTTTTGTTTTATTTTTAAAGAGTCTAGTGTCATAGATTGGCTTATCTGTGATTCTATAATCTTCAGAAATAATTTCATTAGTTACTTCACCTTCTTCTGATATTTTAGTTAAGTGGCCAATTTTCTTTTGAGACTTCCAGTATGCTGTTGTTACTCTTAACAAGTATGCTGTACCCTGATCATAGTAATCTTCACCTTCGGCAAGTATCTGTGCAATAATATCTGAACCATCAAGAATATTACCTGCCATAAATGATGTATACTGTCTGTATGCTAAAGATGGCATATTAACATTCCAGTCATGTGTTTTAGTTCCATCGTAAAAACTTCCATCATTTTGTAAACCACCAATATTATATGCAGCAGATCTAATTGGATATACTGATTCAAGTGCTCTATGTTGTTCTTCAGTAAGTACATGTCCAAACTTATCAATAACATCTGATACAGTAAACATATCTGTTTTACCTACCCAGTTACCTTGTGATATATATCTAATATCTGGAGACTTGTGATAGAATGTAAGGACTGGATTCCAAAGTTCTACTTGATAGTCATCTTCCATCATATAAAAATGCCAGAACTCTCTATCTGTAATAAGCATATCTCTAAATGCTCTTTCTTCAAGTTCATCCATTCTAAATCTTTCAACATCTACTTTATGTTGATGTTCAGCCCATTGCTCTACCATAGATCTATAATCCTTTTTAAAGAATTGCTCTATTTCTGGTAGTGTTTTTAAATTGTCTGGAGTAAGTTGTTGTTGAGCTTCTTCTGATCCAGGATCTAGTCCTTGTTCTAACATAGCTGCTAACATTTTTGTAGCAGCATCAGCCATTAATGTTTGTTCTACTTGTGCTCTTTTTTGTTCAAGCATTTCATTGTATGAAAAATCATCAACAGCTCTATAGGTTAATCTTGTTGATCTTTTAGCAAATTCTGCTACTAAAACATTAACAACATTTGGAATAATAGGATAGAACTTTAATTCTAGTGCAGATACATCTTCTTTTGTTAATAGTTCTACAACATCTCTATATTCATTATCCTCTTCAATTATATAATCAGTTCTATCAATAATACCTTTTGCAAGTTTGTAGTTTTTCATTAATCTTCTGGCATTTCTACGGATTTGTTTTAATCCTTGCCATTCTAACCAGTCTAAGTTCCAAGCAGCCCACTCCTCTGTTTTATCTTTTTTAGGTAAAAACTGCAACGGCTGAGTAATACTACCCAATCTATTTTGTTCTGTCTTAGCTCCTTTTTTAAGTTGTAATGCGTTGTATACTTGCATAACCTATTATTTAATATTTTTAAATGCAGATTTTTTAAATCTACCAGTAGTGTTGCTCATTTTACTGCCCATATGTCTAAACGGACTCTTATTTAATTTAAACAAATTTTCTGACTTTTGCAAGTTTTTAGCAGTCTCATCCATTATTGTTCTTTTACTATATCCTCTATTTGACTCTTGAATTTTCATAAAAGCAACAAGAGCTGCAAAAGAAACTAGTCTATCTACGTTAACCCCATCTGCATATTCTCTCATCTCTTTGATTAACATAGGGTCTGGTATACGTTCAATACCATATGTTGTTCTTACAACAGTACCATCAGATTTAAGTTCTTGATCTAATTCTTCTTTAGTATATTCTATGGCATAACTAAGAAGATGTGATTTAAATAAAGTACCGGTATTTTTCCATCCATATTCTTGAAACACATTATTATTTGATCCTAAATCTTTCAAAAACATAATTTGATTTTTTGGAACAAGATACTTCTGCTTACGTCTAGATATCATGTATTGAATAAACAAGGATATGTTATTCTCTACAAGTGTCCAAGCATTATACCATTCAATAATAAGTTCTAGTTGCTTATGTGTCTGATTAATATCATCATATCTACCGCACCAAGCTGCCACTATTTTGCCTTGTTCTATGTAAGTTTCTGATTCTGAACCTGTATGTCTAGTTACTTGAATAGGTGCTTTCATCACATATATAGAACATAATGACTCTGAAGTAGTTGTTTTACCTTCTGATACAGGGTCAACAGATGCATAGTAATCACCAAAATTTGGATCCTTAACAGGTCTTTCCCAAACAACAAGACACCCTGTTTTATCTTCTGTCTTTTTGTTTACTGGAAATTCCATGATGGGTCTTTTGTTACTTTTAGTAACTTCAGGTCTACCATCAGCATCTGCTGAAATATTTAAGAATTCAAAACCATATTCTTTATCTTCTATTCTTCTTTCTTGTGCTGCAAGAAGATGTGGAGGGAATACAGATACTGTTCTATGATCAAATGCTTCTTTTATATTTCTTGGATGCTGAGAAATTCTTAACTGATATTCTTCTGGAGCAAGTTCATCTCTCCATTGTTTGAATTGTTTTTCTAAAGCATCTACTGCTTCTTCTACAAGTGAATTACCATATTCATCAATATATGGTGGCATTGACCATTGTTCTGGAATAAATAAACCAGAAAGACCAACAGTACCTTTATCATCCATAAGATCTGTTTCTACCGCATATATATCTTTTGCAGTGGGGTTTAGTATCATATCTTTAAGTGGAAGACATTGGGATAAATCTCCCACAGATCCTGCAGCTATAAACATTCCTGTAGTGATGAGACCTGATCTCATTGCTGGTCTCATATACTCATATGTCTGATCCATTTTAGGAGCAATCCCGGCCTCCTCATGAAAGAAGTATTTAACTGGACCACCTACACCATTTGTAGGATCTTTCTCAAATGACATACCTTGTATAGTTCCTTTAAGACCAACCTCAGTTTTTCTATCTCCTTTTCTTACTTCAATCTTTTGTTGCCACATCATAACTTTATCTGGTGACATTGGTCTATACCAGGCAGTATGTTCATTTAAGAATGCTGCATACTCTTGTAAAAATTTCCAAGACCCTTTTTCATTTATATAGTCTTTTAGTGATGCACCCATCTTTAATGTTACCCCTGCTTCAAACCATTGTTGATTTATAAACTTACCCATATGATAATATGAAGAAGCAATCTGACGTTTCTTTAAGATAGCTGCATGTTTATAATTTAATTCTGCCAATAGTTCATAGAGAGCCATGTGATATTGTGCATCTCTAATTTTAGCAAAACCAAACTGTTGAATTTCTTTATCAAAGATTGGAAGAAAGTTTAACCACATGTAGTACTCTCTTGCAACAAACCATGTGTTATCTCCATCTTTAACTATAATACCCTTACGGCATTTTGTCTTTTGATCATCCCAATAGTTTATAAAGTCTCGGGATTTAAATGGAGCTGTACAGTATACTCCATCTTTTTTGAATTTAACTGATTCCGATATGAATACTTGATTTGTTGTTTCATTAAAGTTATACTTTCCTGGTTCTTTGAATAGATCTCTAATGAAGTTACTGAAGTCTTCTCTGGATTCAAAACTTGTTGTTGTCCATGTTCCATTGTCATAAGTTGGTATGTCTTGATAAATTTCACTCATTACATATCATATGCTAATCCTTGTCCACCTCTTACCCTACTAGATTGTTCTTCTTGTAGATCTTTATATGCACCTTTAAAAGATTGTCTTATTGCTTCATAGTTTTTAGCTGCTGCAATAAGTGAGTTCATATTACCATCACGACCGTGTGTGATAGGTGTAGTTTCCATATATCTACCCAATCTATCTAACATAGATGCAATACCTTTGTATGCTCTTGATGTAGGTGTTTCATACATCTTCTGACAAAACTGTAATGCTCTAAATACTGTTTCATCTTCAGTAGAAAACTCTGCTCCAATCTGATCCATAATCATATTCTCTTTTTCCATATCTGGTGTAAAGAAAAAAGGATTTAAATCCGGATTAGGACAGCACATATAAAATAAATACATATATATTTTAAGATAGTCTTCAGGATATTCATCCATAACATCTTTTAATGCTCTTAATGTATAGCAATGTTCTGTTGGAATTACAACACCATTTTGAACATCAAATAGTTTAGTTAGTATCATTTCTTTTTAATTTTATTCTTGTTATCATGAAGATAATGAAAAATTGCAAGCACTTCATCTACAAGATAAGGTATTGAAATTGGCTTAACTTCTTTTACTATAGGTTCACCATTCTCATCTGTTTTGGTTACAGGATATCCCCATTCATCCTCTTTCTCTATTTCAAAAACTATATGATGAATAAATATTCTTCCAGGTTTTAATTTAGGATTGTGCTTCAGTATAATATACATATATATACTAAGCTGTAATGCATAGTGGTAAAAATTACAATCATCAAGTGAATCTAATGGTGGATTCATTTTTTCAGATTTACCTTCCCAGTCAACGTAAGATTCAGTATCAATTTTTTTATTAGTCTTATAGTCAATGATATTTACTTTACCATTGACTACTTCAACTAAATCTGATTGTCCACAGATACCTGCTGATCTTAAATAGACCATATGTTCTGGATACACGCCTGGTTCTAATTTTTGTGAAGGAGCAACTTTAATACCATTTTGAACTTCTGATGGTTTAAATACAGGCACTGTAACACCTTCTCTTTCCATAGATGCAAATGAACATAAGTCAGCTTCTCTTTGGTTATGATACCATGTTCCAAGTGTTAGTGATCTTTCAGATTCGTTATTCCAAATCTGTTGAATCAATTTTGGC